GTTTATCCTCAAGGACATGCAAAGGCCGGAGAGCCGCTGTTTTATAGACGGTTTATACCAGCATCACTCTACGACAACCCCTACCTAACAGAGGACGGTGCGTATGAAGCAAACTTGTTATCATTGCCGGAGATGCAAAGAAGGCAGTTGCTGGAAGGAGACTGGGGCGTGGCAGACGGAGCCGCGTTTTCGGAGTTCAGAACTTCCATCCATGTCATCGAACCCTATGATATTCCGTCTGACTGGATCAGATTTAGGTCGTGTGACTTTGGATATTCTTCTTTTAGTGCTGTTCATTGGTTTGCTATTGATCCCAGCTACGGCACACTGATCAACTACAGGGAATTATACCTGAGTAAGCATACTGGCAGAGACTTAGCCAAGGCCGTACTGGAAGCTGAAGGCTCAGAGTCAATCCAATACGGGGTACTCGACTCCAGTTGTTGGCATAATCGGGGCCAGATTGGTCCTTCTATAGCCGAAGAGATGATTGCAATGGGCTGTAGGTGGCGTCCAAGTGATCGAACCAACGGCGCACGTATAGCAGGAAAGAACCGACTACACGAAGTTTTAAAGGTTGACGAAGTAACTGAACTTCCGGGGATACAATTCTTTAATACGTGCAGACAGATCATTGCAGATTTGCCTGTACTGCCGTCAGACCCAAGAGGAACTGATGATATTGACCCCAGATACGCAACTGACCACGCATACGACAGCGTAAGGTACGCAGTTATGAGTAGACCTAGAGCCTTCTCTCCCTTCGATTGGGGGAAAGGCGTTCCACAACAGAGTTGGCAACCCGCTGACGCAACATTTGGGTACTAAATATGGCTTTAATGGACAAACCTACCCCTGAAGATATGAATGAATCCGCTGAAACGGTGGCCTTGGAAGAAGATGGCAACGTAGAAGAGGAAAATATCACATATTCTGGGGCAGTTGCCTTTGTAAATTCACAGTTTACCCGTGCAAAAGACGCACGATTTACTGATGAAGACCGTTGGCTGGACGCATATCGCAATTATCGCGGTTTATACTCGTCTGAAGTCCAATTTACGGACACTGAGAAGTCAAAAGCATTCGTTAAGATCACTAAAACCAAAGTTCTGGCGGCATTTGCCCAGTTGGTGGACGTATTATACGCCGGATCGAAGTTTCCACTGGGTATTGAGGCCAGTAAGTTCCCTAAAAACGTAGTAGACGCAGTTTCGTATAATCCTAACGCTCTTACGAGTGAAAAAGTGCAAGATAAAGTCGGTGTATCCTATGATGTGCCAGAATCTATTGTACGTCCAGAGATTGCTAGAGACTTAGGGCTGTTTAAAGAAAAACTTGCCCCTGTTCAGGATGATTTACAGCTAGGTGCAAGTGCTATTGAGGGGGCTATTACATTTGAACCCGCCAAAGTAGCCGCCATGAAGATGGAAAAGAAGATGCACGATCAGTTGGATGAGACTGACGCGCAGAAACATCTACGATCAGTGTCTTTTGAGGCTGTACTCTTTGGTACGGGCGTAATGAAGGGTCCATTTGCCCAAGACAAGGAATATCCGCGCTGGGATAAGGACGGTAACTACGATCCTATGTTTGAGACGATCCCTAAAGTGGAATACGTCAGTATATGGGATTTTTACCCTGATCCAGACGCACGTAATATGTCTGAAGCCGAATATTCCATTCAACGCCACAGATTAAACCGCTCTCAGCTACGCAGCCTTAAAAAGCGTCCGCATTTCCGTACGGAAAGTATTGAATTAGCTGTAGAGGCTGGTTCTGACTACATACGTGAGTACTGGGAAGATACCCTAGAGGATGACTCCAATAACGGCGCTATGGACCGCTTTGAGGTCTTAGAGTACTGGGGCATCCTAGATACAGAGTTGGCTGAGGAAGCCGACATTGAGATACCGCGTGAATTAGAAGATCAAGACGAAGTACAGGTCAATATCTGGGTCTGTAACGGTCAAATCCTACGTCTGGTACTGAATCCGTTCACCCCTACCCGCATTCCGTATCTAGCCGTACCATACGAATTAAACCCCTATTCATTCTTTGGTATAGGTGTTGCGGAAAATATGACCGATACGCAATTATTGATGAACGGCTTTATGCGAATGGCTGTAGATAATGGCGCTTTGAGTGGAAACCTACTCATAGAGGTAGATGAAACGAACTTGGTTCCGGGGCAGGATATGTCTGTGTATCCGGGCAAAGTGTTCCGTAGACAGGCAGGAGCGCCCGGACAGGCCATCTTCGGCACGAAATTTCCTAATGTTTCCCAAGAGTTACTGATGATGTTCGACAAGAGCAGACAACTTGCGGATGAGGCTACAGGGATACCTTCCTACACGCACGGTTCTGGTGCTGTTGGGGGCATTGGTAGAACTGCTGCGGGTATGAGTATGATGTTGGGTGCTGCTGCACAGAATATTAAGGCTGTAGTCCGTAACATTGATGATTACTTGTTAGCTCCACTAGGTAAGTCACTCTTCGCATTTAATATGCAGTTTAACTTTGATGAAGAGTTCATTGGAGACTTGGAAGTAAAAGCCAGAGGAACAGAAAGCCTGATGCGGAATGAAGTACGCAGTCAGCGTTTGCTTCAGTTTATGCAGATGACGGCTAACCCCGCAATGGCTCCGTTTGTGAAATATGATTACATTCTACGTGAGTTGGCGGCTTCTATGGACTTGGATGAAGAGAAGATACTCAACGATCCAAGAGAAGCGGCACTCCAACAGAAAATGATGGCTGAGATACAGGCGCTTATGCCTGAGCAACCAGCCCCACCCCAAGGCCAACAGCCTCAAGGTGGTCCACCCCCAGTATCTGATCCAACAGGAAACGGTGGTGGCAATATAGGTGCAGGAGCCGCTCCAGAGCCAGATGCAGCCGGATTTACTGGTGCTGGTGGTGGAGCCAACGGCGGCAACGTACCACCTCAGCAAGGTCAACAAGTACCACCTAATGGGGCAATGCAATAATGGAAAAAGACTTATACCGTTCACTTCTTCCTTTGGTGAACGACAAAACGAGTATGGAGCTTCTCATACAATATGCAGAGGCTCGAATACCGTCACTTCATAACGCCTTGGAACAAGCACAGACGATAGAAACTGTACGCAACATGCAAGGCAGAATTGCAGAACTCCGTAGGTTTAAGACCTTACGAGAAGAAGTATTGGAAGGTTCTAAGTAATGGGCATTTATGAGCGTTTATTTGGCGGTGGCAGTGAGGTCGAAACTGAAGATGCTTTCATGGGGTATACTGCTGAGACAGCAGCCCAAGAAGCAGAAAAACTGGCAGTAGACGTTCCAGAGATTAGTTGGAAAGACGTAGGCAATGTAGCCTTAGACTTCACCCCTATCATAGGAGACATCAAAGGCGGTTACGACACCGTTAAATTGATTGGGGAAGAGTTAGATAAGGAAAACCCAAACTATTACCTGATTGGTGCAATGGGCGGTCTAGGGGCCGTAGGCACAATTCTTGGGTTAGTTCCGGGGGCTGGTGACGCCGCACAGAAGGCTATCATGCAAGGCACAAAGATGATGGCTGAAAAAAGCGGTCAACTTGCGGGAGACGTTACTGGTATAGCTAGGGCCGTAAAAGACGGCGATATAGAGTTTCTTAGGAGCTATCGTGATCCATCCACTACTCAGGGCGTAGGTGCTGACGTAGTTAAGAAGCCTGTTAATAAAGCTACAATTGCAGAGCTTGATCCAACCACTATGCGGGATGGAACAAAAAGACAGGGCTATTATGAAAACAAGCCCCCGAATTACATTGAAGACATTGAGGTACAGACTAGGGATACTGGGGAGCTAATACCCGAAAAGCCGTTAGTTATTGATGATCTACAGGATACTACACTTATACCGTTACCCGCTGATAGATCAGATACAGGAAAAGAGCTACTTGGAATTAAGGGTGGAGCTAAAGACTACACTTTCACTAATCCAATATACTTAGGCGGCGGCGATGGATTTATGCGTGATCCTTATACTGGGGCATTTGCCTCTATGCCGAATGTCGTAAAAGAACAGACTGACCTTGCCAAAAAAATAGCGGATGAAGGTGGTGACCCAAGGGTTATATTCACAGCAATGGGTCCACAGGGCGTAGACTTTAATGACATGATGACCAGCACGGCTATGGATATGATCCGGCAGGATTTACCCGACATTAAAAAGGCTGATGTTGATCAACTAGATAATTGGATAAGAACGAATATAGACCGTGACTTTCCGGGGATGGCAGACTCTGGCGCAGAGCAATATTTAATTGATAATGTTTCGGGAACTCGTAGGCGTTTAATATGGCAAGAACTTAATAGAGGTGAGTATACCAAAAAAGGTTTCCCAAATATGGGGGATGCCAGAGTGGGAATTACAAAGCCCTCACTTCTTACCACTCCTTCGTTAGAAGGTACGTCTGTAGCTAAGATTAGCACACAAGGCTCTGAATTATACGGCCCAGTAAAGCAACATAAAACTTATTCTGCCCAGTTTGGACCCACGGGTGCAGAGGGATATGTAGGTACTCTTGGTGCATTACCCTACGAGATACTTCATAGAGACTTTTTTGAAGCCCGTAGACTACAAGGAAAGCCATTAGGATCAGACCAACGTGCTTTAACTATGGGCAAGTTTGGTACTAATGTTGACCAACAGATGGTTGATGAAGCCAACGAATATACAAATCTTATTGATCAGGCTGAACGAGATGAATATCGAAGAAATATATCTCAAATGCGGCAGGATCGTACACAATATAAGTTTGGAGACAATGGTGGCCCACCCCTAAATGATCCACCTATAGAAAATCAAATGGCTACAGCATTTGGCGATGAGCTAGAGATTGGAACTAGCCAATTCAATATGGAAAACCCTAACGTAGTTCTAAAGAACCATACCATAGATGACTTAGAAGCTATTGATTTAACTAAAAGTACAGCGGGTGGCCCTACGAAAAATGCTATGATCAACGCCCCTGTAGAGGAAGGTGCAGAGAAGTCGGTTCGTTTAAACCTAAACTCCAAGATTGATCCTGATGGTCCATCAGCACCTTTTAATAGGTTGCAGACAGTTCACCCAATAAACTCAAAAGGAGTTCCTAACTATAGTAAGGCAGAGTCCTATCTACCCGCAGTTACCTTAGAAAACGGTACATTTCACGTAGATCAGAAAAAACGAAGAGCTATAGCTGAAGATGGTAAGAAAGTTCCTGCTATGTCTGTTCAAGGCAATGTTACCTCACAGAGAAATGTTCTTAATGAAATGGATGATACAGTTGTAGAAGTGGGCATTAATCCCTTCGACAAACACCTCTTTATAGATATGAATACAGGTCAGGCAGTCAAAGGCTTTGATATTGCTACAGTTTATAGAGACAGGGTTTACGCAAAAGGCGTGACGTACTGGAAGAAAGCTGAAGCTCCTGAACCCTTACCCGCTAAAGGGGATACTCCTATCGTAAACCAAGTTAGGTATGCCTTTAACAAAGGCGGCTTTGCCTCGCCAGTAGGATACTAACATGAGCGAACAGGCAGAATACGAAAAGTACTTAGCTGATCTCTTTGAGATGGAGCAGAAGTTTTTACGAGAAAGATACCCCGAAGACTTCGTAGAGCAAGACCGTTTGGATGCTCTAGAGGACGCTAAAGAAGACGAACTTCCTAGTGTTCGTGATTGGATGAAACTAGGTCTTATGGGAGCCATGCTTGGCGGTCAGAAGCTAGGATTCAACATGGGTCCAGTATGGGAATCTATTAAAGGTCAGGGTTTTGCTCTTGGTGGCTTGGCCTCAAACACTAAGGGAATAACCACAGAGGAAGGTTTAGAAATGGCTAAAAAGGCATTTGTACGAGACGATAAGAAAGCTGACCTAAACGGCGACAATGAGCTTTCTGATTATGAAAAAGCACGGGGAGACGCTGTACAAAAGGCTATGGTTGATGACCCTGAACAGGACGAAAAGTTTTCAGCGGCACACGGCGGTATGGCCTGTGGCTGTGGAATGTCCGAAGGAAGCTGTGGCTGTGGAAAAGACGGTATTATGGGATACGACAATGTGAGCGGTAATCCCATACCACTTGGCTCTAACCCTGAAAATGTACGGGATGATATTGAAGCCAACATTAGTATGGATGAATACGTCCTTCCAGCCCACGTAGTTAAGTGGCATGGGCTTAAGCATATTATGAGTATGCAGGAAGAAGCAGAAATGGGTCTTATGGTCATGCATACTGAGGGATTGATCCATCATGTTGACCAAGAAGAACCCGATAGCGAAGGCTTTGAGGACGCCGAAGTTTCGTATGAAGACGATACCGAACAAGAAGAAGCCTCAGAGACACCAGAAACACAAGAAGATGTTCCATCAGAGGACATCGACTTAGAGATCGCTGCCGTTCAGGTAGACGATATGTTGGATGATTTAGACGATATCGAAGAAGTATTGCCTAAGACATCTAAACTTCCCGGAATGCTTAAAAAACAGAAATACGCATTCACAATTTAGCATGGATACCCGCTAGTCGGACCCATAAGAGGAACCTATGGAACAGAAACAGAAATACACACGCGCTCCTGAGCCGGAAGATAATCTAACGTATAGTGAAGAGGTTGGACAACAACAGCCTGTAGAACAGTTAGATGCAGAAGAAGAAAGCTATAAAAAGCGTTATCAAGACATCCAACGTCATATTCAAACAGTGCGTGATCAGAAGGATCAAGAAGTCGCTGCTGTTAAGAAGCAGTTGGAAGAAGCCACCCGCAAACAGATCAGATTCCCAAAGACGGATGCTGAAGTTGAGGCGTGGTCAAACCGCTACCCAGATGTCGCTAAGATCGTTGATACGATTGCTCGTAAGAGAGCGAATGAAGCCCTACAGCAGGGTGAAAAGCGTCTCGCTGAGGTAGAGAAGTTTGAGAAGTCTTTACACCGTCAGAGTGCAGAACAGCAGCTTATGAAGCTACATCCTGACTTTGCACAGATACGGCAAGACCCTAAGTTCCATGAGTGGGTTTCAATGCAACCCTCTGCCATGCAAGATAGCGTCTACAAGAATAATACAGATGCTACTTGGGCCGCACGTACAATTGACTTGTACAAGGCTGATATGAAGCGAGGGAGTAAGGGAAGTAAGTCTGCTGCTCAAGCAGTAGGACGTACATCATCATCTGCTCCAGCAACAGGCAAACGGGCTACTTTCTCAGAGAGTATGGTCCAGAACATGACTGATGCAGAATTTGAAAAGAACGAGGATGCTATTCAAGAAGCTATCCGTTCAGGTAGTTTTGCATACGACATATCCGGCGCTGCACGGTAAATAAGTCGAAGGGTATAGTTGACGGTAAAAACAATCAACTGTATCCTTCGGATGCGCCCATGAGGGTGCATATTATAACAGTTAACTATTGCAGTAACTAACTCAATGTGTTATAATGAAACCATTGAACAACTAGAATATAGGACACTTGTAGTAGTACACCCTGTATTCTCCCCCTCCAGATAATAATACTAGAAGTCCACCAGTAGACTTGGACCCGCTTGTCGATACTCCAAAGAAGCTGACACTGACGTTTAATTGTCTGATTTAGCTGCTTCTATTCGTAGAGGCTTACTTACAGCCATTTCATTCAAGGAGACAACAAATGGCATTTCCAAAGGCATCAGGTTATACCAACCTGAACTCAGGTAACTTCTCACCAGTTATCTACTCTAAAAAAGTACAGAAAGCATTTCGCAAGGCTTCTGTAGTTGATGCGGTTACTAATACTGACTATAGCGGTGAAATCGCTCAGTTTGGTGACTCTGTTAAAATCATCAAAGAGCCAGATATCACAATCACTAACTATGAGCGTGGTACTCAATTAGCGACACAAGACTTGACTGACGCCGACTTCACTATGGTCGTTGATCAGGCCAACTACTTCCAGTTCGCCATCGATGATATCGAAGAGGCGCATTCGCATGTTTCGTTCCAAGACCTTGCGAGTGACCGTGCTGGTTATAAACTGCGTGATAGCTTTGACGCAGAAGTACTTGGCTACTTGTCAGGCTGGAAAACACCTAGCTCATGGGCGCGGCGTTCAGCATCTGGCGATATCAACGGTACTAAGGCCGACACTAACGCTGGTAATGACGAATTACTTGCAGCTAACAAGTTGGATATCACAACATTTGGTGGTTCTGATCTTGGTGTAGATGGTGAAGTTACTTCTATCCCAATCGCCGCTGGTGGCGGTGCTGGTGGTATTACATCACCATTGGCTATTATGAACCGCATTGCCCGTCAGATGGACGTTGCTAATGTGGACACTGATGGAAGGTGGCTTGTAATTGATCCAGTGTTTGCAGAAGTATTAATGGATGAGTCAAGTAAGCTCATCAATTCTGACTTCGGTGGCGGTGATGAGATGCGTAATGGTAAGTTGCCCGGAACAATCCGTGGTTTCTCCATCTACAAGTCTAACAACCTTCCTTACTTAGGTACAGGTGCAGGAACTGCCGCTGCTGCGGGTTCTGAAACCAACTTCGGTGTGTTGGTTGCTGGTCATGGTTCTGCTGTTGCAACTGCGGAGCAGATCGCCAAGACTGAGACTTTCCGTAGTCAAACAACCTTTGCAGATGTGGTTCGCGGAATGCAGCTATATGCTAGAAAAATACTTCGCCCAGAGGCGTTGTTCACTGCTAACTACAACTTAGCCTAGAACTAACAGAGGGGCTGGTCAAGCACTGGCCCCTCACTTTTTGAGGTTTATTTATGCCGTCTACTTACCTTGATCTATGTAATCTAGTTCTTCGCCGCCTTAATGAAGTTGAGATAGCTGCGGATGAATTTAGTTCTATACGGGGTGTACAGGCTCTGGTTAAGGATGCTGTGAAATCAGCCCTAGCTAAAATAAACCAGTCTGAGTTTGAGTGGCCTTTCAATGCCGCACAGCATACTGCTACTTTGGTAGTCGGACAAGAAGAATATACTTGGCCTCAATACTTCAAGGCCGTAGATTGGAATAGCTTTCAGATACAAAAGAACGACAGTCTGGGTACTGGGTACAAGACCCTAACCTACATGGATCGGGATGACTGGCTGAAAAACCACAGAGACAACGATATGGACTCTGGCAATGTAGGTCGAGGTATTCCAGATTTTGCCTTTGCTTCTCATGGTAATGGCTATGGGGTAACCCCCTCGCCCGATAAAGCGTATAGCATTCGTTTCAGTTACTATCTGAATTTTACTGACATTACGAATGCTACGGACGTAACAAGAGTTCCAGAAAGCCACGACAGTGTGCTGATAGATGGCGCTATCTATTATATGTATATGTTTAAGGACAACATGGAAGCTGCTCAGGCTGCGTACATTGCCTTCGAGAAAGGCATTAAAGACCTTCAGACATTGTACATAAACAACACTGCCGCCATACGCGATACTAGGATTAGATTTTAATGCCTGACCAAATCCAGTCATTCAAACTGGTCTGTAGTGGTGGTCTTAACAGTAACGAAAATCATCTCGATTTATCGGATAATGCCCCCGGATCGGCTACCAGATTAGTTAACTACGAGCCGTCATTGTTTGGCGGCTATCGGCGTATTGAGGGCTTTGGTAAGTACGACAATGACTACGGCGAAGTTACCGTAGACGGTCAAACCACAGGCCAAGGTAAAGTACTTGGTCTAGCTATATTTAAGAATGACGTAACTAATTCAACACAGATAATCGCTGCACGGCAAGATGCTGGTGGAAGCAACTACAGTTTCTACTACTACACGGCTTACATTGGCTGGAGAAAATTTACTCTAGATCATTCCGTTGTCAGGCCAATGACTTTAAATGGTTTGACCGTTAGTAAACTACGCCATGTTAATTTTAACTTTGGTACAGGCAACAAGATTTGTTTTGTAGACGGAGTAAACCCAGCCATCATTTTTGATGGATCACACTGGGAAGAGATCAAATCTAGTAACAGCGGAGGGTATACTGCTGGACATAGTTCTAATACTGCTGGAGGCGCTCAGGCCATTAATGCACCCGCTCTGGTGGATGTATTTAAAGACCACCTCTTTCTTTCAGGACATGAAGCCTCACGCGCTATAGTAGCCCACTCTGCCCCTACCAATACAACAGACCCTGATGGTATGTATGATTGGACAAGTGCTGCCGGAGCCGGACAGCTACCCGCAGGATTTGATGTAGTACAGATCAAGCCATTCCGCGATGACTTATTTGTCTTTGGGGATAACGGCATTAAGAAGATTAACGTCAACTCTTCTAATAACTTCATCTTTGAGAATGTTACTTCTAATGTTGGTTGTGTAGCTAGAGACAGTGTGCTGGAGATTGGTGGAGACTTAATGTTCTTAGCACCTGATGGTTTCCGGCCTGTTGCTGGTACATCTCGTATTGGTGACGTTGAGCTAGAAACTGTCAGTAAACCTATTCAGGCTACCCTTGTAGATACCATTGCTAATAATGATATGAGTACTCTAAGCGGTGTAGTTATTAGGTCTAAGTCTCAGATACGCTACTTTTTCCAACAGGATGAAGGCAGTAATCTAAAAGCCCAGACAGACAGCAATGGTATTATTGGTGGTTTAACTAACAACAGCGGCTCTATCGGATGGGAGTTTGGTGAGCTACTAGGTATACGGGCATCTTGTTGCGAGAGTGGCTATATAGGAACAACAGAGTTTATTTTACATGGCGACTATGATGGTCATGTTTATAGACAGGAAAGTGGAACCTCGTTTAATAGCGCAGACATAGTTTCCGTATATTCTACCCCATATCTGGACTTTGGAGAGACAGAGCAACGTAAGATACTACGAAAAGTAAATACATTTATTCGGGCTGAAGGTCCGTTAGAGATGCTACTTTCAATGACTTACGACTGGGGTGACGGGGCTACTAGCGTTCCGTCTACTTACTCTCAAGAGTCTTCGGGCGCTCCAACACGATACGCTGGACGAAACATAACATACAACGCCGCCAACGTACTCTATGGCGGTTCATCTAAACCAATTATGACCACTGACATTCAAGGATCAGGATTTTCTGCACAGGCTACTTTCGTGACCGTTGGGCAGACATTCCCATTCTCAATTCAAGGTCTGGTCTTTGAATTTACACCCGCAGGGAGACGATAGAAGATGGCAGGATATACACGGCAATCCCTTGCTACCATTATCAATGGTGCAAATATTACTGCACCCCCTCTGAATGCAGAATTTAACCAAATCTCTGCGGCGTTTAATTCGTCTTCTGGACACTCGCATGACGGTACTTCTGGCAATTCTCCAAAGATTAACCTCACTACTTCTGTAGCTGGATATCTTCCAGCAGAACATGGCGGTATTGGTGGTAAGAATAAACTTGATGCTACTACTACTCCTACCGTAACAGATGACAATAATGATGGCTATGCTCCGGGGTCTTTGTGGGAAGATACCACTACTGGTCGTATATACATTTGTGTAGGAAACAGCACTGGTGCAGCCGTATGGCGTGAACTGGTACAGGTGGAATCCGGAAATGCTATTCTACCCGCAGCCACTGATACTGTGGACTTGGGTAATAACAGCACCCGCTTTCAGGATTTGTTCCTCAGTGGGGGTATTTCAGCCTCTGGCAATGTAGCCGTTGGTGGTACTCTAAACATCACAGGAGCAACGGCTCTTGGCTCTACGCTTGGTGTAACTGGCGATACTACGCTGGTTAATCTGTCGGCTACTGGCACAACAACAATTACATCTATCGATTTAAACTCTGGTGCTATTGAT